GTCGAAGCAGTCGAAAGACATGCAGCACAAGGCCCGCGTGGTGCGCGAGCGGACGAAGGCCGGCGGCGTCTACTTCCTGACGGCGACCCCGACGAAGAACAGCCCCCTGGAGATCTACTCGATGACGGCGCACCTCGTGCCCGAAGAGTGGGAGTCGCGAGGGATTCGCAACAGCGAGGAGTTCATCGACCGCTACTGCACGCTGGAGAACCGGATGGTCCTCAACAGCGACGGCGAAATGGAGGAGTCGCTCGCCGTCACAGGCTTCCGGAACCTGACGGAGATCCAAGACCTCATGGATCGGTACGTGCTCCAACGGGGCGCTACCGATGTCGGCCTGAAGATCCCGGAGGCGCAGCAGGTCACCGAGTTCGTCGACATGCACCCCGCGCAGCGCGCGGCGTACGATCAGATCCGCGAAGAGGCGAAAAAGGCCAAGGACGACAAGGATCCGAACAAGGCCAAGGGCTCGATGTTCCGGTCGCTCGACCAGATGCGCAAGGCGGCGACCGATCTCGAGCTCCTGGACCCGGACCGCTACGCCGGGTGGCACACGAAGTCCCCCAAGTACAAGCGCGCGGTGGAGAAGATCACGGAGGGCGCCAAGCGGGGCGGGCAGGTCGTGTTCGTCGACTCCGTCGCGTCTCACGAGCGGCTCAAGGGCATGCTCGTGGCGGGCGGCATGAAGCCCGAAGAGATCGCGGTCATCAACGCGCAGGTGGCGCCCGACTCGGAACAGCGGTACGAGATCGGCGAGGCGTTCAACCGAGGCGACGTCAAGGTCGTGATCGGCAACACGGCGACCATGGGCGAGGGCGTCAACCTCCAGCGGCGAACGACGGACATCCACCACCTCGACCAGCCGTGGGACCCGGGCAGTATGCAGCAGCGCAACGGGCGCGGCGTTCGGCAGGGCAACGCGGCGGCCAGCGTCACCGTGCACACGTACCTCTGCAAGCGGTCGTTTGACGGCTTCCGGCACGGCACGTTGCAGGGCAAGCGGGGCTGGCTCGAAAAGCTCCGCAGCGGCGCCGACACCATCGGCAACGACGCGGCCGACGCGGAGCTGTCGCACGAGGACGTGCTCGTCATGCTCGCGGACGACCCGGACGCGGCCCGCGCGGAGCTCGACAAGCGCAAGGCCGAGAAGCTCGACGAGTGGAAGGCGGCGAAGCGGGCGGAGGCCATGCGACGCGTGGGGCAGATCCTCGCCATGCGCGAGCGGCTCCGCGGGCTCGTGGCCGACTCCCCGCCGGCGGAGATCCTCCGGAACAAGATCACGGTGGCGCTGAAGCGGGTGAAGGGCGACGAGAACCTCCCCGCGAGCGCGCACGCGCTCCTCGACAACGAACGCGTGCGCGCCGTCATCGACCCGGCGACGGGCAAGGCCTTCGTTGCGGGCGCCATCGTCGAGCGCGACAGCTACCGCTACGTCGTCCAGAACGTCGACCCCGCGCGTTCGAAGGTGCAGATCCGCTACCTGAACGCCGGGTACGGGAGTGAGCACTGGTCGGACGTGTCGGCGGCGGGCGCATCGTACACGCCGACCGACATGACGGACCGCGAGGCCTTCGACGAGGCGCTCGACAACATCGCCAAGTCCAACAAGACGTTCCGGGCGTTCGAAAACCTCTCTACGTTCCGCCCCGAGCTCATCGCCGAGAACGCCGAGACGGTATCGGCGGCGCTCACGCGAGCGTTCCGGTCCAGCGAGGACAAGACCGACAAGGCGCCAATGGTCACGCCGTCCGGAGAGATCGTGGTCATGACCTCGACGCAGGCGCGCGAGCGGCCCGATCTTCGGATGGTTGTCCCCGTGGGTGCCGACTGGACGCGGCTCGTGGACGCGGCGACCGAAGCCAGCCGGCCGGAGAAGGCGCGCAACCTGAAGTGGGCAGAGTCGGCCGTGTACATGAACCCGATCATCGGTTCCCTCGGGTGGGTGTATGGCGATAAGCTGCGATCGGATCTACTTGCGGCCGTCCGACGGAGACTCGCATGACCCTGGAACAAGCGCGCGCCGTTGTCCTCGTACTCCAGAGCGTCCCGTTGTACTACCGCAACTTCGGCGTGTGGTGGTGGCACGTCAAGCGCGAACTGAAGCGGCTCGGCTTCACGCGCGACAACCTGGCGCACCTGGGCGACTTCGAGGACGGCGACTGCGTGGCGCACTACTACGGCGGCATGTCCCCGGCCGAGCTCACGGCCGAAGCGTTCGCGTACCAGGCGAGCGCGGCGGCGTCGAACGATAGCGGCTCGTGGGCGACCGCTCCCGACGGAGAGATCTACCACCTCGTGGACGAGGACGCGGAATAGGTGGCCGTTGCCGTCACCACGGAGACGCTCGCGGAGCTCCGCCGGCGCGTGCAGGACCACCTCATGGGGTACATGGTCGACTGCTACGGCCCGAGCACGCTCCCGCGCATGGAGATCGAGCGGCTCGTGGGTCTGGGCATCATCGACGCGGCCAGCGGCGAGCAGCTCAAGGCCGACTTCCTCGAAGACGCGTTCGTGGCCGGCATGGTCGTTGCGCGGCTCGACGACGCACGGCTCACGATCTCGAGGCCGGGCACTTCGTACACCTCCGAGCAGATCGCGCAGGAGCTCCAACGCAACCCGATCGCCCTCTCCGAGGCCGACAAGCGCGCGGTGGAGTGGGCGAGAACGGGCGCGGCGCTCAACTGCCGACACCTCGGCGAGCGCGCGGCGCAGGCGGCCGAGGATGTCGCGTGGACCTACAGCGAGGCGCAGCGCGCGGCCGACGAGACGCAGATCCGCGAGGGCACCGCGCAGGCCGTGGACGAGCGGCGCACGGCGAAATGGCTCCGCGGCGAGCTCGGGCGCCGTCTCGGCATGTACGAGCAGGATCTCGACCGCATCGCCTGCACCGAATTACAGGACTCGCACAACGAGGGCGCGGCCCGCGGCATCCTCGCCAAGCACGGCGACAACGCGGTCGTCTGCAAGATCCCAAACCCGAAGGCGTGCGGCAAGTGCCGCGAGATCTACGTGGACGACGACGGAAACCCCAAGCTCTTCCAGCTCGCGACGCTCATAGCGAACGGCACGAACGTGGGCAGGCGCAAGGAGGAGTGGCTCCCCGTCGTCGGCACGACGCACCCGTGGTGCGCGTGCGTGCTCCGGCGCGTCCCGTCCGGGTTCGAGTTCCAGGGCGGCGTGCTCGTGCCGATCGGGGCGCACCGATGACCGCAGCGGACTTCGTCTGCGAGCACTGCGGGGCCCCGCTCGGGCACTCCCCACGGGACAACCCGGGCAAGGCGATCCTTGCCGGAACCGTCGTCGTCAAGGACGGCCACGTCGAGACCCAATGCAAGGCGTGCAAGCGCGACACGCGGCTTCCGCTCGTGTTCGTGGCGCGGCCCCCCGAGCCTAAAGTCAATACTCCGCCTAGCTTGACCATTCGCAGGCGTATCGCAGGATAGGGGGCGTTAGTCCGGCCACGCGTGGTAGGCCGGGCAGGAGACGGGAGAGGCCCGACAAGAGGGGCGCCGCCGGCAGGTGGCGTCCCTCTTTTTGTGTCTGGAGTGGGCGAGCATGGGCGGTCCGAACAGCAAGCTCGAAGCAGGCGAGGTCCCGTTCTACGTCGGGGGCGATCTCGAGATCTGCAAGGGCTTCGAGGCCGGCGACGGCGAGCTGAGGATCGCGGGCGTCGTGTCGTCCGAGTCGCGAGACGCGGACGGCGAGATCATGCTGCAGAACGGGCTCGTTTGGGATTACTTCCTGAAATCGGGCTGGTTCAACGACAATCACGACCAGTCGGCCGGCGCGGGCGTCGGCGTCCCCACGAAGATCGAAACGGTCCGGCTCCCGTCGGGCGTGCTCGCCACGCGGTGCGAGGGCGTGCTCTTCGACACCCCGGAAGGCCGTAGGATCTGGAACCTCGCCAAGTCGGCCACGAAGCACGGGCGCAAGATCGGATTCTCGATCGAGGGCGGCATCGCGCGCAGGGCGGGCGCGGACGGCAAGACGGTCATGAAGGCGTTCGTCAGGGACTGCGCGATCACGCGACACCCGAAGAACCCGGACACCGCGACCCTCGAGCCTTTGGTCAAGGCGCTCCGCACCGGCCAAATCCCCGAGTGCTTCCTGAAGGGCATGACGGCCGGATACCCCGGCCCTGGCGGCGCTCCTGGCTCCGGTGCGCCCATCGTTCCCCAATCGCTCGACGCGGCGGAAACCGCGTCTGCGGCGCCCAACTTCGGCGTGCTGAACGACGAAGAGGCGATCGCCCACATCATGTATCGGCTCGACTGCACCAAGGCGCGGGCCACCACGATCTACCGCGAGATCTGCGGAGGAGGGATCTGAAATGCCGATGAACCTCAAGGACATCCTGGACGCGCTCAAGACCGCCACGCCGGAGGAGCGCGAGGCGTTCTCCAAGGCGCTGGCCCCCGGCCAGGCTCCCGCCACGGGCGGCGGCCTGACCAAGGAGCAGCTCGACGCGCACCTGGAGCCGTTCCGCAAGGGCGCGGGCACCCCGGCCGACTTCAGCGGCGCGCAGCGCACGGCGCAGCTCGACGTGACGGGCTGGCTTCAGCAGCTCACGACCAGCGTCGTCGAGAGCAACAAGGCCGTCACCGAGGCGCTCGACAAGTTCGCCAAGGGCTTCGTCGCCTACGGCGAGGCGACGCTCGCCATTCGCGGCGAGGTCGAGACCATGAGCAAGTCGCTCACGGCCCCGGGCGCGTCGGCGGCGGTCACGCGCGCGGCGCAGCTCGCCAACGGCCAGCAGCAGTTCGCCAAGGGCCACGGCGCCAACGGCGGCAACGGCCAGGGCAACGGCGGCATGGTGGAGCCTCTCCAGAACGGCGAGGGCCGGTTCGCCAACCTCACCGAGGCGCAGGTGGTCGACCACCTCCGCGTGGCGATGGAGGCCGAGCAGGACCCGATGCGCAAGAGCCAGATCGCCAACGCGCTCACGCAGGTGGAGCTCGACTACGCGATCACGGACGACTTCTTCGCTCGGCTCGGGATCGCCGCTCCGGCGGTGGCCTAGCCACAGAAACGTGAACGGCTGACCCGAACCGCGGGCCAGCGCTCAATCGAAACGGACTCCAAGGGGAGGGAAACAACATGTTCAGTGCCATCGGAATGAACCCGGCCGGACTCGGCGAAATCGGCCCCGAGGAGTACCTCGCGCTGCACGAGTCGCTCCGCGCCCAGAGCATGCGCAAGGCCATGACGGCGGGCTACGGCGGCCCGGCGGCGGCCGGCGGCACCGGCGACGCGCTCGTGCCTCAGAGCCTCGAGGGCACGCTCGCCAGCGCGACGTTCCGCAAGGAAGACGCCGTGTTCTGGCAGGTCGTGACCAAGAAGCAGGTGTACGCGACCGTCAACGAGTTCACGCGCATCGAGAAGCACGGCGAGAGCGAGCTCGACCCGTTCTTCGCCGAAGGCGGGATCCCGCTCAGCGCCACCACGCAGTTCACGCGGGCGTTCAGCAAGATCACGTACATGGGCGTGCAGGGCTCGGTCACGTTCCCGATGCTCCGCAGCAAGGTGATCGGCGGGCAGCCCAACGCGGAGGCCGTGGAGGTCATGGAGAAAACGCTCCACCTCCTCGGGCGCATCGAGTACGCCTGCTACTTCGCCGACAGCCGCGTGAACCCGTACGCCTTCGACGGTCTGCGCTCGACGCTGGAGCAGTACGCTCCGGCGAACATCGTGGACCTCCGCGGCCAGGTGCTCACCGGCAAGCAGATCCGCACGGACATGGCGCTGCACCGCGACCTCAACGCCAACCCGACGCACGTGTTCATGAGCAACGGCGTGCGCTCGGACCTCGGCAACATGGGCGAGGGCAGCATCCGCCGCCCCGTCATGCCGGGGCAGTCGGCGGCCGGTCAGAAGCTCGGCATGCGCGCGGACGGCATCGAGGCCGATCACGGCTACGTGCCGTTCCGGTCGACGATCTTCCTCCAGGCGGGCGGCAAGTACAACACGTCGGCCATCCAGCCGGACCCAACCAAGGCGGTCCCGGCGCAGCCGACGCTCACGAGCATCGCCGTCCAGGCGGACACGTCCGCGCTCTTCACCGACGACGAACTCGGGACCTACATCTACCAGGTCGTGGCCGTCGGCCCGAACGGCGTCAGCCTCCCGCGCGAGACGGCGGGCGCCCTCGTGGACGCCGTCCAGAAGCGCGTGCGCATCACGCTCGACGACGCGGCGGTCACCGACGTCTGGTACTACCGGATCTTCCGGTCGACCAAGGGCGGCGCGGGCACCACGGCGCGTCACATCGTCGACGTCAAGAAGAACCCCCTCGGCGCGACGGTGTTCGACGACCTCGACCAGAACCTCCCGGGCACCACCTGGACGTTCTCCGTCCAGATGACCCCGGACGTGATCGAGTGCATCCGCCTCCTGGACTTCATGAAGCAGGACCTGGCGATCCGCTCGACCACCAAGGAGTTCCTCCTGCTCATGTTCGCGGCGCTCCGCTCTCGGACGCCGACGAAGATCTGGGCGTGGAAGAACTGCGGGCGGCTCAGCTAGTCCCGAGGGACGGGCCGACCTAGACGGAAGGCCCGTCCCCGTGCCATCGTAGCGGGCACGGAGGTTGACCATGTCCAAGAACTTCAAGATCAGCAGCAAGACCCAACGTTCCACGACGATGGTCGATTCGGACGGCTACGAAGTCCGTTTCGACGCGTCGGGCGTTGCTACCACCCAAGACGAGCACACGGCGGCCTACTTCGCAGGCCTGCCCGAGCGGTTCGGGTTCACCGTCGAGCCGACACCGGCTCCGGCGGCGGCGCTCCCGCCGCGCGGGCCCGCGACGCGCGCAGCGGCGCCCCCGCCCCCGCCGCCGGTCAAGACGAACGCACGCCAGGGTGATCTCGGCGTCGAGTTCGATCCGGAGCCCGAGGGCCAGTTTCCGAGCGAGGGCCCCACGGTGTCGCCGAAGGACTCCCCGATCGTCCCCGAGCTCATGGCGTCGGTTCTCCGCGAGCGCGACCCCGAGACGTCTGACCGCGTGGCCCTCGTGGAGG